GCGCGCCGGGCGTGCCGATGCCGAGTGCCGCCCGCTGGCTGGCCTGGTCGGTGGCGGTGATCAGGGCCTGGCCGATCGACGACGCATCGCTGATGTCCGATGCCGCGATCACCACCGCGCCGATCTTCCCGGCGACCGAACTGACGGCCGGAGTCGATGGGTCGCTGGGCGGATAGCTCCAGGCCGTCCAGCTGGAGACGTTCGAAGGGTCAGTTCCCGTGATCTTGTAGACCCGCGAGTCGTCCGACCGGATGCACCAGCTGCCCTTGGCGCCGGTGAGCAGCAGCATCGCCGCCTGGTTCGCGACAGTCCCGAGGAACTCCTCGATCGCCCCGGGCGGCAACTGGTTGGCTGTCAGGCGCCCCACGCTGTCGAGCGTCGCGACACCGTTGGCCGCGCCCTTGTCCGACTGCGGGATGGCGCTCGCCGCCGACACCGCGTCAGGCAGCACGTATCTCGAGCCGCTCCAGAGGTACGGCCGGTTCTGCTCGTCGACGACATCGACCCCGACGCCCTGGAACGGAAGCACCGACATGAGCGATGAGGTGCAGAACGCGACAGCGGACGGCGGCTGCTTGTTCGAGATGGCGGCTTGCGGCAAGGTGGCCATGGGTGGTCCTAGAAAAGCTGCACGCGAGCGCGAGGCATGCCGGCGCCGAAGCCGCGCTCGGCGCGGAAGGCGACGGTCTGCGTCTGGTCGTTGAATTGCCCCAACGCGATCTGCGAGGCGTTGAGGTCGGTCCAGTCCTGCTTCGGGATCTTCAGCAGCCGCCACAGCGCGCCGCTGGCGATCACCTCGAGGTACTCGCCGAACACGTCATCGGGGAAGGACTCACACTCGACGGTTGGCACGAGCACGCCGTGGGTGACGATCGATTCGCCCACCACCGGGGCATCGAGCACCGTGAACGTCGAGCCGCTCGTGCGATAGGCCAGGTCGTGCGCCTGGTTGCGCTGCGCCAGCGTCACCGCGGTGCCGCGGTCCGTGACCATCATGGGCCGGTCGTTCACCCACACATCGCGCAGCTTGAACACCTCGGACTGCCGGGCCGGCGGCTGCGGCAGCTGGTCGGCTTCGAACGTGGACAGCGAGAACGTGAACGCGGTCTGGCCCGTCGTGTCCTGCACGATCGGCGACTGGGTCTCCACCCACAGCGACGTGCGCTTCGCGAACTCGATGGCGGAGAGGCGGATCGCCTGCTCGGCCGTGGGCTCGGGGCAGTGCGTCACGTGGGTCAGCACGAACGGGAGGAAGGCGGAGAGCAGCATGTGCTACCCCGCTGTCGGCAAAGTCGTGAGGCCCGGGCTGTTGCCGGTGAGCGCCTTCACGATCGCGTTGAGGCCGCCGGTGAACAGGTTCGTGAAGGCCGCCGCCTTGTTGGCATCCGCCAGCTTCGAGTCCTTCATGTTGGCCTTGGCCACGATGAAGTTGACGATCTCGTCCAGAAACTGGTCCGGGATCTTGATCGTCTCGGTGCTGGTGCCGTCGGCGCTGTAGTCCTCGCTGCCGGTGTTCGGCACGCGCACGGGCTGCGCCGTCCACGCGATCTCGACCCACTGGGTGCCGAGCACGGCCGGCGTGACGTAGAAGACGCGCGGCGTGCGGGCGTCGTACATGAACGACTTCACGTAGCTGCCGGTCTTCGTGTGCCAGTCCGGCGAGACCGAGTCCATCGTGTCGCGCGTGACGCCGCGGATCACGCGGCCCGGCGTGACGCCGTCGACGCCCATGTTGCGGGTGACCTCGATCAGGCTGTTGCCGAAGATCGGCGCGGTCGGCGTCGTGCCGTCACCGGGGATGCAGTCGGAGGCCGCGACTTGCTCGATGGTCTGGCGAGTCCCGGGCTTGAGCTTGATCGCGTCGACCCGCGAGCCGGCCGCCGGCAGGAACTTGTAGATGACGATGCAGGCGTCGTTGAGATGGTCGACCAGCTCTTGCTGCGACCACCCGGTGAACTGCGCAGAGAAATCTTCCAGCAAGATGCTGGCGCGCCGCAGAACGTCCTTGACGAGCACCGTCGAGGCCATCAGGTGACCTCGTCCACCGCGTACTTGCGGTACATGATCGAGTCGAGTTGCCGGCGGATGTGCTCATCCGTCGCGCGGTCAACCTCGGAGCGCGGCAGCCCCATGCGATGGCCCATGTCGCGCAGCGCCTGACCGGACAGCTTGTTGTAGTTGTCCTTGTCGGCGCCGAGCACACGCACTGCAGGCTCGTTGGCTTGCAGTGCGGCGGCTTCCCGGGCTTGCTTGAAGCCGGGTTTTGGGCCTCGCGTGCCCATCACATCCCGATCGGAGCGGGCGTGTACTCGGCGATCATCCGGATCACGCCACCGGTCACGAGCGTGCCGATCGCGCCGACGATCTTGATGCCGATGCCGCGGTCCACTTCGGCGACCGCGAGCGCCAGGCCGGCGTACTTCGCGATGACCGAGACGCCGCCCGCGCGCGCCGTGGTGTCGGCCGCGTTGAACTCGTTGCCCATCGTGCGCGCGCCGGCCGTCTGCTTCGCGTCACCGAAGGTGCCCGACAGGATGCCCACGTCGCACGTGATCGTCGAGCCGCTGTCGATCGACGGCCAGGCGATCTTCACGCTGGTCGGGATGTGGCCGGCCGGGAGGCCGCCCATCTCGATGATGTCGGTGGCAGCGAGGCCGGCCGGGACGACGAACTCGCCGACGTAGCGAGCGATTTCGCTGCCGTCGAGGGCCGTCGGAATGAATTTGAACGCGGCCACTTGCTTGGCTTGGCGAAAGGTCATGGTGATCTCCTGATGAACTGGTGTTCAAGTCGGAGCGCCGGAGCGCCCCGTGCTCGTTACGGGGCGACCGTGTAGGCCGTGTCCACGGACATGCAGCCGTAGTCCATGCCGGCGTACTGGACCTTGTCGACGCCGAAGATCATCTTGAAGTGGACGATGGCTTCGTTGCCGCGGTCATCGGCGTCGTCGTCGAGGTTGATCGACAGGCCGTCGTCCATGCCCTTCGTGCCGTGCGCAACTGCCATCGCGTTGGCGCCGCAGAACAGCGAGCGGATCGCGTTGACGTTGCCGCCCGCGCCGTAGTCGTTGAACTTCACGCCCACTTCGCACTCGTCGGCGATCACGCCGTTGAAGTAGCCGGCGCCACCTTGGAACCAGTCGGCTTCCTTGCCGATGCTCGTGGTCAGCGCGCGCTGCGCATCGATCCACCCGGCGGTGCCGCTGTCCTCGCGGATGTCCTGGATGCCCTCGGGCAGGGCGACCAGCACCCAGACCTGCTTGCCGTTGCGGGTGATCTTGGTCATCTTCACCGCGTTGCCGTCGGCGACCGAGCCCAGCATCTTCTTGGCCTTCAGCTGCAGCTTGTTCAGCGTGGTCAGGCCGAGTTTGTCCGTGGTCAGCAGCGTGGCCTTGGCCTTGCTGCCATCGGTGCCGACGAACAGGTGGGCCGTGTCCGGCGCGCGGAGCGCGTTCGGAAAGCCGGTGTAGTCGGTGCTCAGATGCTGGAACTCGGCAGTGCCGATGCCGCGCGAGCCGGCGATCGCGGCGGTCATGTACTCCTCGTACAGTTCCTTGATGTAGTCGGTCAGACGGGCGCGACCCTGCACCTTGAGATTGATGTCGGTGCGCTTCTGGTCCATGACCGTGCCGAGGTTCACGCCCTGGCGGATCAGGTCGACACGCATCTTGTGCGTGGCGAAGCCGAGGTTCATTTCGTTGCCGGCCAGCTTGCGGTTCGAGCCCTGCACGGGCGCGCCGCGGAGCTTGGCGACCAGCGTGGTGGTGACTTCGTCGCCAGCTCCGGCTTCGAGGTCGGTCTTGCGGACCACCAGGGACATCGAGCCTTCCGGGCCGATGTGGCGAGCCCAGTAGGACTCCTTGATCGAGTCGGTCGCGACTTTGAGGGACCAGGCCTTGCGAACTTGCGGGTCGGTCGGCAGGATTTGGGTACGGGACATTGATACCTCCAGCGGTATGTCCTCGCACTCCTGCGCGATGTGGGCTTACTCAGCCCGGGTTGATGAATTGCGGATTGATAATCACATGAGGTCGGTACTTGTCAACCCCTGACCTTTTCGTGCGCTCTGACTCGTTCGACGCGCACGGAACTGGGGGCGACGACCCTGATCCGGGCGCGCTGGCCCGACTTCTCATCGAGCTGAATCGAGATGGACTGCGGGTCCACAGAACTCGGGACTTCGATCATGAAGCCCTCGTCCTCGCGCAACTCGATGACCAAGCCGGGCGTGCGCGTGCTCATTCGCCGAGCAGTGCGTTTTGTTGAGCCGGCGTCATGCGCTCCCATGCGACCGTGGCTTCGCGGCCGGACAGCGAGGCGAGTGCGTTGCGTGCGTCCTGGCCGGTGGCCGGGATCGAGGCAGCAGGCAGTCCGCCCAGCGTGACCGGCGGGGCCGGCGGCGTCGGGCGCGGTGCCGGAGCCACGGGCGCAGCAGCTGCCGGAGCGGGCGCCGGTGCAGGGGTCGCAGGCATCGGCAGCTTGCCGTGCAGCGCCAGCATGATCTTGTGCGCCTCGGCGACGAGCGAGCTGAACGGCTTCGCCTGGTTGCCCGGGTTCGCGCGCACGCCAGACAGCACGGTGTCGAACTGCGAACTGATCGCCGGCTTGCTGTAGTCGAGTTCCTTGGCCGCCATCGAGCGATGCGCCAGCGCCCCGAGCTCGATGTTCTCGTTGTGGATGCGCAGGTTCGTCGACACGCGCGCCGTGGTCAGGTCGACTTCGGCATCGCGGATGGCGCGATCGAGCGTGCGGACCTGCGTGCGATAGACGGTGGCGTCGATCTCGCCGTCCTCGAACTTCGTGAGCAGCGCGTCCTTTTGCGCCTCGATGTTCGCGATGCGGGTCTCGACTGCGCCCAGGTCGGCGATCGGAGCAGGCGGCGGCACGAATGGGGCCGGCTCGGGCTCGGCCGGCGCGGACGCGGCAGCTTCCGCGGGCGCGGCCGCGGGCGCAGGAGCCGGCGCTTCGGCTGGTGCTGGTGCAGGCGCCTCGGCCGGCGCAGCTGCTTCAGCCGGGGCCGGTGCAGGTGCCTCGGCGGGAGCGGCAGCAGCCGCTGCAGCAGCAGCATCAGCCTCGGCCGCGGGCACATTGTCCTGAAACACGTCCTCGCCGGCCGCCTCGGCAGCTTCCATCTCGGCGAGCAGCGTGCGCTCGCTGGCGGTCATGTAGTCCTTCGGGTTCATGGCTCTCCTTACTCGATGAAGCGAACGAAACGGGCCGCGATGCCGCCCTCCAGCAGCGCCACGACCTCGTGGATCTCGGTGCCGAGTGCGTTGACGAAGTGCTTGACGGAGCCTTCGGCCCAGCGGGTGATGGCCGTTTCCACGTCATCTGTGATGACGGGCAGCGACAGTGCAGCCGCGTGCGTCGGGACGTTCACGGTCGCAACAGTGGCGATCAGAGAGGTGTCGCCACCCTCGGCGGCATGGTCCACACCGACGACCGGTGGCGCCTCTGCCGGCGCCGCAGCCGGCTCCGGGGTGGTAACGGTTACCACTTCGGGAACGGTCGCGAGATAGGTTCCGGCCGGGATCGTGACACCGTCGACCGTCTCGGCTTCGGCTTTGTGAACGATGAACTCCTCCACCTTGTGGAAGACATCGCTGGCGAAGTCCTCGATGCGCTCGAGGATGCCTTCGGGTTGGGTCTCTTCGGTCATTGCTTCTCTCCTTGATGGATGGGTTGCTTGGCAAGGCTTTTGTGATCTGGCGCGGCGACGATGCGGTACTCGATCCCGCTGTCCACGAACTGCGAGATGCCGCCGTCCAGATTGACCCGCTTGCCGACTGGAGCTCCGGCAGCGATCTCCGGCAGCAAACACGCGTCTTCAATCCTCTTGACCGGTCCGCCGATTGAAATGATCGGGCTCTTCCTGGCGGGGTCGCCTGAAATCATGTATCCGGCGAGGATCTCACCCGGGCCTTGCTCGAAGTGAATCATCCGCGCCTGTGCCCCATGCTCACGCCACTGGTCCTTCGCCATCTCGATGGCTCTGTCGACTCCTCTGGTATCGATCGTCATTGCATTGCTCCGGGTTGGACGCCATCAGGGCGCACGGTCTGAATTCCGGCCTCATGGCCGACGAGTGGTCCGCCGGGTCGCGGCGGCATGGGTTGCGGAGTGGCCTGCACCGGCACCGGGCCGCCGAGGGCCGGCTCGCCGTGCTGATCGTGGAAGCCGGCACTGATCGCCAGTTCGTCGGCGACCGGCGCGATCGCGGGCGCCAGCGTCAGGACCTGCGCGGCCTGGGCAGCGATGTATAGCGCCTCCATCTGCGTCTTCACGGCCGCGGCGTTGAGCTGCGTGCCCTTGGCTGCAGCGGCGTCGATGTCGGCCTTGAACTTGGCCATCTGCGCCTGGTACTCCAGCTGCTTCTTCTGCTGGTCCTGCTGCATCGCCTGCTGCTGCTCGGGGCTGATCTTGCCGTCCGGGCCGGGCTGGCCGGTGACCTGGCGAATGCGCTGCAGGATGGCCTGCTTGTTTGGCAGGTCGGCGTACTCGAACACGAGGTCGAGCATCGACGTGACGATCTGCGGCGCGACCGGCGCGAGTTTCCCGAGCAGGTCGAGCATCGATTCGAACGCGGCCTGCGCCAGGTTCGCGCGCCACGCCTGCTCGCCGACGACGAACTTGGCCTGCCGGGCCGTGATGTCGTTCAGCGTCGAGCCATCGGCCTGCGGCTGGTTCAGGCCATGCGATGTGTACTGCGCGCGCTCGCCCGGCACCGTGATGACGACTGGCTTCGTGACGTACTGTTCCGCGACCGAGAGGGTGATGTCGCCCTCCATCTGCCGGGCCAGGAGCGTGTTGTCGAACAACTCGGTGGTGAGCAGCGATCCCTGGTCCTGCTTCTTGCCGATGCCGATGCCGCTGACGACGTTGCTGTCGCGGCCGAGGTTCTCCTGGGTGGCGCCGGACTCGTTGCGCATCGACATGGCCAGCCGATCGGCCAGCATCATGTGCGCTTGCGCGTTGTCGAGGCCGCGGCGGTCCTTGAACTTGGTGATGCCACCGGGCGCGAGTAGAACCACACCATCAGGCGATGCAATCTCTCTCTGGATCTCGGTGACGGTCATCAACTGCGGGTCGTATGCACCCTTCTCCAAAATCATCTGATTGACGCTGATCTCCCACGTCGCCCGGCTCATCGCGTGGTTCAAGGCCTCCTGCTTGCTGATCAGCGGCAGGATCGGGCTGTACGGCAGCAGCGTGGCCTTGTTGCGGTACGCCCAGACGGGGATGAACGGGAAGCGGTTGTGCGCGTAGGGCGACCAGTCCTCGTAGATCGTGTCCCACTCGGTCATGATCGACACGCGCATGCGCATCGCGCCGCGGTCGAAGGTGCTCGGCGACGAACGGGACTTGCGGCCGGCCCAGGGCTCGTAGGCCCAGCACTCCAGGAACGCAACTCGCTCGCGCGGGTTCCAAAACCCGATGGGCGCGATGATGTCCATGTCGAGCGCCCGATCGCCCTGCGGCATCAGGTCGTCAGCGATGCCGCCCGAGAACGAGCCGCCAAAGCTGGTCATGCTGCCGCCGGTCAGCACGCCCTGCCGCGCGCGGAGGATCTCCTTTTCCTTGCCCGGGAAGAACGCCAGCGCGAGGTCGAGGTCCAGTTCCTTGTAGCGGAAGACGTAGCGCGAGTCCGTCAGGTCGCGCCGCGGGCCAAAGCTGTCGTGCCACATGTTGCGCCACGGCTCGGAGCGCACATAGACCGGGATGTCGGTCTGGTCGCCACGCACGCCGACCTCGAGCCAGCCCAGTCCAGCCTTGGCCGCATCGTCGAAGGCGTAGGAGCGCTCGAAGCCGGCGCGGTTGCTGTCGTCGATGAACTTCAGCAGGTTCTTCTTGGTCTCGGCGTCCGTCATGGCCGCCTCGTCCATCGAGTTGCGCGGCGTGACCGTGAAGTCCACGCGCATGCGCCGCTCGGTGCCGATGAGCCAGTCGGTCATCGGCTTGACCTCGTTGAACACGACGGGGTTCTGGCCGCGGTCCAGCAGCTTCGCGGCCTCGGCCGGGTCCCACTGGTCGTTGTCGTACATGCGCTCGCACTTGGCGCGCCATTCCCGGTTGTTCATCTGCCGGTACTTCTCGGCGCGGAACCATTCGAGCCGGCGGGCGTGGCGCTGGCGCGCGTCGAGCTGGTCGACGCGCTTCGGTGCGCTGCTGGTGTCGAGGGCGAATTCGTCCATCAGGCAGCCGCCGCAGGGTCCGAAAGGTTGATGTCGCGGCGCTCGGTCGACCAATAGCCTGAAGCGAAGTCGTCTTCGACTTGCAGCAGGCCAGGCCCGGCGAGTTTTCTGGACAGCGAATCGACGCTCGCGCGCACGTGCTGTCGCTCGGTCAGGGCCGAGTCGTAAGGGATCGCGAGTTCGATGACGATGGTCATCTTGATCAGCTTGGCTTTTCTCATACCGCCGCCTCGTGCAATGTCTTGCCGTTGATGTCTTTGTGCTCGACTTCCCAGAACGCATCCGTGGAAGCCCGGCGACGCGCCCACAGCGGCACGGCCGGCATGTGGACCAGGTCGTCGACGGCACCCAGCAGCACGTCCATGAGCGCGTGCAACTCGTGCTTGCTCTCGATGCGCCCGAGGATCGGCAGCGCAGCGTTCGCCTCGAGCAGGCCGTAGGGCGTGGGGCGCATGTTGCTGTCGACGTAGGCCGCGATGCGCTTGCGGCCGATCACCCAGGCGCCGGAGTCGATGCCGGCGCGCGCGGACCAGATCACGACGCAGGCGTCAACCGCCTTGCCGGTCGGGCCGTACCACTCGAGGCTCACGATGTAGTCCTTGACCTGGCGCTGGGAATAGGCCGTGTCGCCGCCGAAGCGGAATTGGTCATCGCCCATGGGGCCGAGGATGCGAAGGGGTTCCATGTCGTCCTGTCAGTAGCGATTGCGGGTGCGGTTCTTGAAGTCGGCGAGGCTGTCGTCCGCCCCGTCCGTGTAGCCTTCGGGGAAGGCCTGCGCGAACTGGCGGTATGCGTCAGCCCCGTGGCTGGCCCAGTTGTGCAGCGGCTCCTGCGTCCAGACGAGCATGGTTTCGCTCCATCCGAACTGGTAGCCGTCGAGGCACTTGATGCCCTGGGCGGCGTTGACGCGGTCGAACCAGTGATTGCCGGCGAGCGCCTTGCGGGTCAGGTCGATGCCGAGCGACAGCTGCTGGATGCGCGGCACGACGGTCTCGTTGCGCATGCCGAGGTCGACCAGTGTGCGCTGGTGCGTGGTGATCGACTTGCCGAGGATCTCGGTCGCTGCGTCGTGCGGCAGGAAGTGCCGGCCCCACCTGAACTTTTCGTCGATGCGCTTCTGGTCGAGCAGCGTCCAGAAGTGGTTCAGGTCCTTGTTGTTGTCCTCGTGGTACCAGAACCACCGATCTTGCAGGCCGATGTGCTGGTGCAGCCAGATGGCCGTCATGTCGCGCTTGCCCAAGTCCCAGAAGCTGTTGACCGGGTAGTTGATATCCAGCGGCACGTCGGTGATGCGGCCCTTCTCGCGCAGGCTGGTCATCTCCTCGCCGTAGACCGCGCCCTCGATCGCGACTTCGAAGGCCTCCTCGGGCGTCGAGGGGTACTCCTGCTTCATCTTGCGGGCGAGGGTCTCGCGCTTCTTGACATACCAGGCCTTTTGGCCTGTCGTGAAGACGTGCCCGGTCTTCGCGGTCAGCCCGCGGAAGTACAACTCATCCTTCGGCTCGATCGGCACCAGCGCCGCATCCTCTGGGGTCAGGCTGTAGCTGGCGCGCCGCCACCAGGGGAAGAAGTGCAGCCGCCAGTCGAGTTTCGTCTCCGGCGCGCCCTCGTGATAGCGCTTGAGCGCCGGCATGACCAGTTCGTAGAACTCGCCGACGGCGCCCTCTGCTGTGCTCTCGACGGTGATGAAGTTGTCCAGCGAGACCGACTCGAAGGCGCCGGTCACGATCTCGGCCGCACGAATCGGGGCTTTCGCGGCGATCTTGCCGAGTTCGCTGACGTGCAGGTTCTGCACCGTGCCGCCGCGGGCGCTGACGCCCACGCCGATGGACGAGCCGTTGACGAAGACGATCTCGCTGCGCGTGGTGCGCGACTTCGTGGGGACCGCCTCGCGCAGCGGCGCTGGCAGATGGTCGTAGGCGAACTCCACCTTGCCGAACAGCTTGCCGGCGTTCGGCAGCGTGTCCGCGATGATCACGCCGTTGTAGTTGAAATTGAACAGCGCCTGGTCGAGCTCGAGCATCGCCATGAGCGTCGAGAAACCCAGCTGGCGCGCCTTGAGGATCAGGTTGCGCGTCCAGTAGTTGTCGAGGAAATCCTCCTGCTCCTCGTTGGGCACGAATCGGACGACCTTCGAGTCCTTGTCGATGATCCAGTACAGGTTGCGCAGGCGCCAGCGCGGGTCGCGCCAGCCGGCGCCCAGCACCTTGTCGAACTCGTGCGCCGGCTTCACGGCCTTGCGCTCGGCGACCGCAGCCATCAGCGCTTGGCCCTCGTGGCGATCGGCATCGTGGAGCCGCCGGCCTGGTGCATCGCAGCCATCATCTCGCCCAGGATCTGAGCGGCCGGCGTGCTCTTCTCCTCGCCGCCGTCTTCATCCTCGATGCCGAAGGCCTTGCGCTCCAGCGTCTGGAGTTTCGTCAGCGTGTCGGCGAGCTTGTGCGTCGAGCCGACCCGGTTGTGCAGTTTGGTTAGGTCGCGCAGGGCCTGCTGCAGGAGCATGGCGTCCGTGGCATCCATCCCCGACTGCGCCATCTTCAGCAGCGCGGCCAAGTCCTCTTGCGAACTCGTGGCCACCTTGATCTCGCCGAGCAGTTCCATCGCGAGGCTTCGGGTTGCCGCGATGTCGCCGCGATGCTGCAGGATCACCGACTTGTTGATCTCGGCCGCAACAAGAACCGTTTCTGTTGCCTCGTGTTGCGCCCTTGTTGTTGTTTCACGCAACACGGCGGCGTTTGTTGCCTGCCGGATGACCTGCTGCAGGTCCTTCGACCACTCCTGCGCTTTGGCCTTGCGGCTGATGTGCGCGTAGCTGGCGCCGTGCATGGCCTCCAGTTCGCGGAGGGTGTAGCGCCCGGTGCGGTAGTCCCGCTCGATGGCCTCCCAGTCAGGGCGGCCCTTGCTGACCGGCTTTGTTGCCTTCACGCGCGCAACTCCACCGGATGCCGGACAACGATCTCTGTCGGGCACGGATTGTCGATCTGCTTCTGGACCTCTGCAACGAACGAGTCATAGGTCTCGCGCGGCGTTGTGCACCACGGCAGGTTGCGCCCGCCATACCGGCCGCACCACTGATCGAACGGCACGATGCGCGCCATGATCCGCCTGGCGGTCTCGATGGAGTTTTGTCGCCATCCGATCGTGCCGCTCGCGATGTTGGTCAGCGTCTCCCGCCCAGCGGCGATCATCTCGCTCTCAAGCAGGTACGCATCGCACTCTTCGCGGAAGAAAGCTACCAGCGCGCGCGTCGGGCCGGCGCTGCCACAGCCGATGACCCGGTTGCTCTTCACCGCATTCGGGTCGGTGTACGCATTCCGCTCATGCTGGAAGATTCGCTGCCTCGTTCCCTTGCCGACGTAGAACACGCCGGCAGCGTCGCTCAGCGTGTAGACGTAGAAGTGGAAGCCCTTGTCGGCTGCAGCGGCGATGTCGCGATGCACCAAGGCTGCGTTCTCGCCTGAGGGTAGTTTTGCCGACGCCCCCGGCTTGACCTTGGGCGCACTCTTGCGCGCTGTGACCATCGATTCCCGCTCCTGTGATCGAGTGCGGGAGCCGATGAGGCGTCTACCGCTTCGAGACAATCACATGAGAAATCGAAATGTCAACCCTCCCCCAGCGCGAGGGAGTTTCAGTCCGGCTCGCCGCCCTCGCTGTCCGCCGGATCGCTGCCGGTCACCAGCAGCCGGACATCATGCAGCCTGTCGGCGACGCTGGGATGGACGACGAGCATTGCAGCCCCCTCAGGCATTGAGGGGTCGCTGACGATGTGGACTCGCGGGGCGGTGGTGGCGTTCAATGGACTGGGTCCTTCGGTGCATCGCCGCCGACATCCACGGTCACGAACACGAGGCCGCTGCGCTCCAGGATCGGCGCAAGCGGCGCGTCGCGCACGGTCTCCAGCGGCATGATGGTGATCGTCGGGTGTGCCTCGGCGTAGGCCTCGGCTGCCTCCTTGCCATCGGCAACGTGCCAGGTCCGCAGGTAGTCGCGGCCG